TTGTGTAATAAATAGCAACGCATAGAGCAATCCAAATACGGAACCAGCAAACACAATGGCTAGTATGATTCCGATAGTTACAATCAGTCTTGCGTGTAAATCTTCGGGTGTGAATTTATTTCTTTGGCTCATCTAATACTCCAGGCAAAATGTCTTTGGTACAAGTACCAGTGGGGATACATTGAGGTGGGTTACACTCTGGCTTACTCCAGTTTTCATACTCTTGACAGGGATAACGAACCCAGCCCTGATACCCGCAACCGCTAAGAGTTATTGCGAGTAAGAAGAATGCGATAAATCTCTTCAACTTGTCGCTCCAATCGCTCAACTGAATCCTTCATACTCGAACCACCATTGGGCTTGAGTTCATATAGGAAATGTTTTACTAGCCATCTAATCGATGCAGCAAAAACAGATACTATTGTGAGGATAGATACGGTTAAAGCAGCCCAGTCTGTGGGTGTCATTTGCGCTCCTAGGAGTTATACAGTGCGGATAGTTATTTGTAGTACGCCACCAAAGCCATCAAAGCGCTTATCAGGTGGGGTCAAGCGGGTGAACGTAACTTGTTCGATAACAGCCTGACGAGATTCGCCAGTTGTTAGGTCTTGCCAGGTAATAACATCTCCGTTGCCTTCGATGTCTTCAAGTAAACGAATCTTGTCGAAGGCTCTGCCTTCGTATCCAAGTAGTACGTTGTAGCGGTCAGTCTCAATGTCATAGCAATAGACAGGGAACTGCATCACACGTTGACGTGGAGTAGCAATAGTTGCTTTAGCCTGGTAGCCCTTAAATACTGGACCCTTGCTTGAGTCTGTTCCATCCCTGTACATAATAAACTTATAAGCCAAGTACTCTTGTGCGGTAGCAGGAGATGAAGTTGTTACCTCTGGCGCACCAACTGATGCGTCATAAGAGATAACGTCATACTCTGTACCGTTTTCATCAACAGTATCTAATGTCATAGAACCGTAGGTGAAGTCACCTCGACCTAATAGTCGCTTGAAGTTCTTCTTCTCAAGTGTGTTGTATCGAATGTTGCCAGTCTTTAAGTAACCTGTAGGGGTTAACTGGGACATATTTTCAATGTATGTATATCCAACAGCAGATGTCGATGTTGCTGTAGTGACAAAAGATAACTGTTCTGTTCCATCCATAAATGCACAGGCAGTTGTCTGGTGACCAGTAACCCCTGGGTAGTAGATGTCATTAGCATAGGCAAAGCGAAGTGGTTCTAACTCTGTACCTAAATCAATACGGATAACACCAGGCTCACCGTTGACAGATGTAGCACACCATACAAAGCGGTCACGTGCTGCAAAGTCATAGCAAGGCTGTGATGTTTCCACAATCAGTGGACCATAGTTGATTGAACCATCAACATCTGAGACAGTCGCTGCGCGAATACCCTTGTTAGTTCCAATCATCATAAAGCCTAGGTAATAATAAATCTTGTGGACTATCTCGCCTACTGGTAGTTCTGCTGCAACAACCGCCGATGTCAGAGTTGGCATAACTCCAGCAGTAGATAGTGTGAACTTGATAATGGTTGACTGAATGCCATTGTAGCCAGCAATATAGATTGCAGAACCTGATGCTGAGATAGATGAAAATACGTGGCTACTTGAAGGGTGTGTATAGATTGCTGTTGGCATAGCCACTGCAGATGATGAGAACTCATACACCTTGTTGTCAGCACACATAACAATACGCTCTTTAACGTACTCCATTGTTGCGTTAGAAACTGTACCAATCTCATCAAACATCAAAGTAACATCTGCAGTAGATGCTGAGGTACCAGTCAAAGGCTTCTTGTAAACAGTCTTCTTTGTAGAAGTATTGGTAATCCAGAATGCAGTTGTACCGTCGTCACAAATTCCATACACAGCACTATCAGTGCCAGCGTTGTAATCAATGAAGTGAGTTACTGTGCCGTTTGATGCAATCTTGTCAACGTCATACTCATCCCACAACAAGATGCCAGATGTACTACCGTACTTGATTGAGCGAGCAGTTTGAAAAGGTCTACCATTTGAGCGAATCTGTCCAGTAACATTGTGACCTTCTGTTACATTGTTAAGTAGGGTTACTTCACCTTGCTTGAATACATCCACACCTTTGCTATCTGCAAAACGATAGTGACCAAATGGGTCAGATGTTTGTGGGTCAAAGTAGACAATGCCTGTACCGCCGTGGAAAGAAGACTGGCTTCTAATCCACCAGCCAGTTAGAGATTGCTCTCCTGGTTCTGTCTGGTTGTCGAACTGGTCTTTACGAAACGGTGCTGTCTGTCTAACATATGGTCGTGAATCACTGATTGCGTAGATGAATGGAAGTCCACCGATTGCTACATCATAATTGATGTCAGTGTTCTGCCAGATTGCACCGTCGGAAACGATACCAATATCAGTTGCGATGGCTCGCGTTGGACGACCTTCGGTAATATCACGACCAGCCACTTAGACTCCTTAAGGTTTATTTTGCTCTATTTGGTTCTTTAATGATTGCCAACTCCAGTAGAGACCGTAGTAATCGGCATCTAATGAGAATCGTTTCATATGTCGTACTAGCGCACCTGTGTGTGCGTATAATGGAATGCCTGCTTCTTTAAGTTTGCGGAAGAACACAATGTCTTCTCCTACATACTTATCGCCTAATCCTTCTTGCTCTGCAAACAAGGATTGGTCTGGGTACTTCGCTCGCATAATCGGAATGATTGACTTGTGCATTAGGGTGAAACCTAATCCTGCTGAGTCAACTGGTATTACCTGATTGTTAGGTAGTGGATGAACGTGACGCAATGTGTGCTCATCTACGTTATGGAACAGTGCTGGGAACGGTTGGGCTAGTGTGCCTTCGTTCTGCTTAGAGATAAAGTAAGTACCAGTTACTACTGGCTTACCAATCTTGTCTGCTGCATCCCATACCTTGGTCAGTACGTGGATATCCATTACGATGTCTGAATCAACCCATAAGAGCCAATCAGTTTTAATCTGGTCTGCCCAGTAATCAAAGAGTACTTGGCGTTGTCTTCCGATTTGGTTACCTTGCACTCGCATACTGTGCGTAATCTCAATACCGTTAGCAGGAGCCTGGAGGGCAATGGAAACCATACCCTCTGTGAACTTGCCATCTGTATTGCCGTTGTCACACCAACCTAGTGCTACTGTTCCCTTGTTTACTTTAGCCATTGTCCCCTGCTTTCGTTATTCTGTTGGTAGTACTACTTCAACCCAAGATAGGGTTGGTTCGTCCCAGGTAAAGAATTTACCCTCTTCTACTGGATATGGTACAGGTGCCTGCCACTTAGCATCAGCGTCCAATGTCCACGATGGGAATGGCTGAGGCGCAAAGAAATGGTCAGCAACTGGGTCATAGGTATAACCAATGCCAGCATAGTTCTTACGGATGTTGCCATTGTAAGATGTCTGAACCCAGCGGGTATCATCACCTAGTAGAGACTTGCAGAACATAATGCCCTTAGTTTCGTTCTCTACCCCATCAAGGAGCAGTTCCTCGTTAGCCACAACAATTACTTGTGTGACTAGGTTGTTTTCATCTAGTTGTGCAAAGTGTGCCATTAAAAAGTAATGCTCCCGCTTCCTGTAAATGTGTAAATGCGAAATCCTCCAGTTGTGTTAACTGTTGGAGAACCTGTTGTAGAAGTAGCCAATGGGTAAGCATCAGAATATTTAAGACTAACTCTACCTGAACCACCAGCACCGCCATTATTCGGGGCTGAAGGGGCTGCAGAACATCCTCCACCTCCGCCACCAGTGTTTGCTGTTCCTGCTGTTCCAGGATTAGAGCCAGTTGCACCTGCTGCACCGCCTCCCCCAGCACCCCCAGCACCCCCAGCATTACCACCAGTTGAATAAGTACCACCGCCGCCGCCGCCAGCATAAGTAGTTGTTGAACCAGTTGCATTCCATAATGTTCCAGTTAAACCTGAGCCGCCATCGCCTCCAGGCACACCGCTTGCAGGAGACGATGGTGTTACACCAACCGCTCCAGCACCACCACCACCACCGCTTACATAATAAGGGAATGAGTTTTTACCACCGCCGCCATTAAAGCCATAACCAGTCCCTCCACCTGATGAACCTTGATTTGCAGTTCCACCAGTTGAACCACCTTCAGCGTTAGTTCCACCACCACAACCGCCCGTAGCACCAACGGAAGAACGACCAGCACCACCACCGCCACCATTTGCGGTTATCGTATCGAATACAGAATTTGAACCATTGGCTCCTGTGCCTGAGCCAGTATTTGTAGCCGCTCCTGCACCGATAGTAACGGTATAAGAAGTTCCGCCTGTCACGCTTCTTGATGCTTGATAGACGACACCACCACCACCGCCACCGCCGCCGCCTGTATCGCCGTAACCACCAGCACCACCGCCAGCAATCACATAAACAGCAACCGTTGGAGTTACGGGAATATAAAAGGGGTTACCTACTAAAAGGCTACGACTAGATGTTCCATTCTTGAGGCTTGAAATAGCCATTGTTACTCCTTGTTTAGTTAAATGATTACTTAGATAGTGCAGCAATTTCCTCGGCTGTTAAACCAAGGGCTGCTAACTTAGCCTGTGCTGATTCCTTAGCAACCTGTGCTGCTGCTTCTGCTGCTTCACGTTCTGCCTCTGTTGCAGCATACGCTGCTGCATCTGCTTCACGTTGTGCTAGTTCCTCTGCTGTCAAAGGGCGTTCAATGACTTCCCCTGTTGTGCAGTTTACTTCGATTGCTGTTGTCATTGTTTCTCCTTATGAGTTTTTGATGCCGTAAAGTGTTGCTGTTGTGTACTGGGCAAAACTATTTGCTCCATCTGGGTCTAGTGTAATAGATGTAATGGCTGATGTGTTTGACCAAATACCTGCAGTCATACTCATATAAGCCTCTACTTGATTATTTTCTTGAACTGCATCAATTGACATTGATTTATTTGAACTTCCAGCATAGTTTGGTATATAAATACTTATGTTTGTAAATGTACTTGAAGTTGAACCAGAGCAATTAACTTGTCCTACATATATACCGCCAGATGCATCAGTTGACGTAAAGGTTCCAGAGCCCGAAGCACGAAACCATCTGTTTGATAAATTAGAAGAACTTCCATTTACCTGAGAAATCCAAAGAGTCGCTTGGCTTCCAGCATTAGAATATCGACCACTTAAATAAATTACTAAATCAGTATATGTACTAGGTATACTAGAAAATGTTATATCTGATGCGCCACCAGAACCCACGGTAGTAGAAGCAATCTTAATAAATGTATTAGCCATTATGCCGCCTTGATTCCATAAAGAGTAAAGGATGAACCAGTTGCAAAAGAACCAAGAATTTTAATCTCATTAATTGCAGCAGTGTTGCGCCATAATGCTACGCTTGTTACAATATAATCTGTGTAATTACCGCGACCAATAAAAGTTTTATTAGTTGTAGTGTTGGCATAATTTTGATAATTAATTATTGTATTACCCCAAGCGGTAGTGCTTCCAGAATAACCAAAAAGAGGGCTATTAATGTTTGAGTTGCGACTAGATGATAGCGTACCACTTTCGCTTTCTAAAGAAGTTTTTGAATAATTATTGCCATTGTCTCCATTTACTTGTGTGTAAATGGTTGAACCACTTGAAAGTTTAATATTACATACAGCAACAATATCTGTATATGTAGAAGGAATAGATGAAAAAGTTACAAAGCCAACATTACTGCCTAATGTAGTAGTGGCAATGGGCTCATATGTACCTGGCATTGTTACCCCTTAATTCCATATAGCGCAAAAGATGAATATTGTTTTAATGATTCACTTGCAAGATAAATTTGTATATTGCTAATTGCAGAAGTAGAACGCCAAACACTTGAGTTAAAATATATTTCACCAGTACCATTGGCATCCCAACCACCCAGGTTGCGTATGGTCTTAAACTTATTAGTGTTTGAGTAATCAAGAATGTCGCAAATAGCAGTACCGTAAACGTTGTTATTTGTTGAACGATAAAGAAATCTTTCAATCAATGCAAAACTTGTATTTGCCTCACCATAAACATCAAGACTAGAGGTTCCCTGCCCACCAATTAAGTGACGAGTATAGTTTGCTCCAGTATCGCTATTAAAGCGTAAGCCTACACCACCACCGCCACCTGGGTCGCTTCCAAAAGTAACTTGAGCAATACCTCTAATTTGTAAATGCTGGTAAGTTGATGGGATGCTACTAAATGTAATAGATGATTGACCACCGCTACCAACAGTTACAGACGCAATAGACTCATAATCATTAGGAATAAATGGAAGGTTGCCAGCCAGTAAACTAGATGGAGAAATTACTCCAGTCTTAACACTAGAGACTGACATTAGACAGAAGCCTCGTCTCCAAACGCCTGGAAAGCAACGTTTGCTGTAGAAGCGTAGACTGATAGCACATCTGTTGTTGCTAGGGTTAGACCTACTGTAATGATTGTTGAGTCAGATGCTCCGACTGTAATGTCATATCCAATGTAGTGCTTGTTCTCAATAGATGCACCTGCTGGTCGTACTGCCAGTCTAAATGTAGCAGCAGTTGCAGTTAGGTTAGCAACTGAGATAGATGAGACTACCGCTTCCTTCGCAGAAGGAACAGTGTAGAGAGTTGTTAGTGTTGTTGCAGATGGGTTTACTTGCCCAAGTACTTTCTTTGCCATTGTTTATATCCTTTGCTTAGGCACCCATCAGCATAAATACTGACGGTGTAGGGTCGGTTACGATTGATGACCACGCAGCGGTTGTTCCGTTGGTGGTTAAATATTTGCCTGCATTTCCTGTCTGAGAAGGTAGTGCATCCACAACCCCCCAAGATGATACAGTTCCATTAGTTGTCAGATACTTACCTGATTGTCCTGACTGTGATGGTACTACATAGACACTTGATGTGTCTAAAGACACAGTTACTGCACCTGATGTTCCTCCGCCTGTAAGACCAGTTCCAGCAGATACTGCTGTGATGTCTCCAGGGTTAGCAGGTGTCCATTCAAGTCCAGTAGCAGTTGCTGAGTTTACGCTGAGAACGTAGCCATTAGTTGCTGCAACTGTTAGTTGGTCAAAAGTTGCTGCTCCTGTACCAACTAGTAGGTCACCCTTGGCATCAAATGATGATGCTACTGCTGCTGCAGCCGAGGCTGCACTTGCAGCGGCGCTTGTAGCAGATGTAGCGGCGGCGGTTGCAGATGCTGCCGCACTAGTGGCTGATGTTGCTGCAGCCGTTGCTGAGTTAGCAGCAGAGGTAGCAGAGGTTGAAGCATTAGTTGCAAATGTTTGAGCAGATGTTGCACTTGTTGCAGCAGCAGTTGCGCTGGCTGCAGCCGATGTAGCAGACGTTGCAGCAGCGGTAGCACTGTTAGATGCACTCGTTGCTGATGTTGCTGCTGCACTTGCAAACCCTGCAATTGTTGCTACAGATGCTGCTGCTGTTACTGCACTTGCTGCAGCAGATGTGGCTGATGTAGTCGCTGCTGTAGCCGAAGCCGCTGCACTTGTTGCACTAGTTGCTGCCGCTGTAGCAGATGCCGCTGCGGATGTCGCAGAGGTTGCTGCTGCTGTTGCAGAAGATGCTGCAGCGGTTACGCTTGCTGCCATAGTAGAAGCAGAAGTTGCTGCAGAGTTTGCGCTAGTTAAAGCATTAGCAGCAGATGTTGCTGCTGAATTAGCAGAAGTTAAAGCAGAAGATGCAGATGTTGCAGCACTTGCTGCAGATGTAGAAGCGCTTGCAGCACTTGTGGCTGCTGCTGCTACCTGAGCATCTGCAAAGTCTTTGCGTACTGCATCACTTGCATTGACTGGGGTAGCAAGATTGGTGACAGTATATCCACCAGCATCAAGGTTGCTACCAAGTGTCTTATTAGAAAGTGTTTGAGTTGCATTAGCAATTACCACTGTACCAGTTGTATTAGGTAGGGTAATTGTGTTATCTTGAGTTGGGTCTGTTACTGTGAGCGTAGTCTCATACGCATCTGCAGTTGCACCTTCAAAAACAATGCTTGCATCTACACCAGCACCAGAGATGCTTGGGTTGGTAATAGTAGGTGCTGTTAAAGTCTTGTTAGTAAGAGTCTGAGTCTTAAGTGTACCTACAACGTCACCTTCGCCTGCGGCAATACCGTGCATTGTGTGAGCACCAGTACCATCGTTGTATCCACCAGTTGCTTCGATGTGAAGGTTGGCTTCGCGGAAGTCACGACCAATTGCCATATGGCGAACAGCAGCACCAGCAGAGTGAGCCTGTCCAGTGCCAGCATTTTCAACGCCACGGACAATTGTTAATACGTTAGTACTAACAACCGTAACATCTACAATTTCTTCGAGTGCTGTGTCTGGGTCAATGACAACAGTAAATGTTGTACCAGCAGGTACTGACTGTCCACCAAGGAGTGCTGAGCCAGATACCACAGTGCAACTAGTTGCTGAGTCTGTGAGGTTCGCAGCCAGTGTTGTTTGCTGGGAGCGTGAGGAATATTTTCTTGTTGTCATTTATTTACCTATCGGCTGTAGTGAACGCGGATTGGATACTGGGCTTGCTGTCTTGCTGTTTCTTCATTAAGGCGTTGTGTATAGAGTGCATAGAGTTGCTTCGTTGCACTCTGTGATGCACCAAATGGACGCTTACTATCTGTCTCATCAGCCTGAGGACTTACCTGTGCAGCACGTGCTGGGTCTAGGTAAGTCAACAAACGATAAGAAGCACCTAGAATTACAACATCGCGTGTTGAATCAGGTAATCCTGTTTGTGTTGCATAGTCTTGTGAATTGCTTGTAAATGGAACTGGGTCAGTTGCATATACAACCTTGACTGTACGACCTGGTTGAACAAAGTCGCCGATTGTTACTGTCTGTGCTCCAGCACCAAATGCTGTAGTAGAAGCCAATGAATCCCAAGACCAACGACGGATTGGGAACCATTCTTCTGATGGTCCAATGTCTTGCCACATAATTGTCATAATGTTGTGGATACCAAGATTGTTAAATGGGTATGTAGTCTGTGCTGCATTAAAGGTAAATGATGTTGTCTTGACAGCAAAGATAGTAGAGCCAAAGGCTGCGATAGTATCGTTGATTGCTTTCTTGATTACATAGCGTGGGAATGTAGGCGTGATAGTAACCTTAGCACCAGCGGTGTGTGCTGCTGTTGTTGTACCTAAGTAGCCACGACCCCAAGGTGGAACGGTTGCTGTATTAGATACGCGGTCAAAAGAATCTAGCCAGATTAACTCTTCGTTGATTTCAATAGTACCCTTACCGATATTGTCGGTAGAGGCTAACTGAAGAATAGTTGGGTTGGCAATAGTCGATGGTGTATCACTAACGTTTTCAATGATGTAAGTTGCTCTATCCTGCTGGTATGTGTAACCTGCAAGATTGATAAGCACTTCATCAATCATACTTTCAAGTGTTGGCATTAGATAGTCCTTAATGCTGCAAGAGCAGATAGTCCAGTAGTAGACGCTAGTTCATTGCAGATAGCGTTAAGGTTTTTAAAGTTATTAGGTTGACGGTTTGCATCAGCCTTGTAGTTAAGGGCTGCAATAATTCCTTTGCCCTCTGTGCCAGCCCAAGCATTGGCAGCACCTTGTGATGCCTTGAATGCTGTCATTAGTGGATAGTCTCCACCATTAGCCAAACGATTAAGTTCAGCAGTCATTGATAAACCAGGAATGCTTGCCATTAGTTAGCCTTTCGTTTAACTGCTGCGTTATCTACCAAGTTAGGATAAGGTCGTCCTGCTGCCTTAGCCCTAGCCTTTGCTTTAGCCTTTTGTGCTGCAGTCAAAGGTGTTGATTTCTTATTAGGATTCTTCTTGTCCCAGAATGCTTTCTTTTTCACCACTTCACCTTGTCTGCCCAGTAGGCTGCTGACATCTTTCCTCTAGCAATATTCTTTGCGTGTCTAGCCTTAAACGATGCTTGACGCTTTGTAGGCTGCCTATCTCCAGTAACGCCCTGTTGACCAAAGCGAATAGTCTTAACCTTGTTTCCTTCTTTAGCCACAACAACGTGTGACTTCTTAGGGTGATTCGGTGTACGCTTAGGCTTGTTAAAGCCCGATACTCCTGCTCGCTTTAGTCTTGGGTCCATTATTTTTTCTTCGCCTTCTTAACTGTCTTTTTCGCTTTCGACTTGCCTGCTTCAGAGAGAGCAATAGCCACAGCCTGCTTACGAGATTTAACAACTTTGCCACCTTTACCAGAGTGAAGTGTTCCCCGCTTGAACTCGCCCATTACTTTCTGAACTTTGTTCTTCATCGTGTACCTGCGCCACCCTTGAAGCCTGGAATCTTTGTAACGTCGTAGTTATACTTTTCCATAAGTAAGCGGTAAGCCTTGTCTTCTGCAGACTCTCCGCGTAGCATACGAGCACGCTCTGTTGCTTGCATACGAGCATCATCTGCAGTTGCTGCCTTAACCTTAGGCTTCGGTGCTGCTTTTTTCTTGCCAGCATCGTACTGAGCCTTTAACTTATCAAGTTGTGCCTTTAGACGCTTCTGGTCTGCAGGAGTTTCAGCGGTATCAATTAACCAAGAACGCTTGTTCTGGTATTCGTCATATGTCATTGGCATAATTACTTCATCTTCTTCTTAGCGACTTTTTTAGCAACCTTCTTAGCGGTACGCTTCTTCATACCTTTTTTCATTTCCATCATTTTTTCAGACTTGGATTCCATCTTCTCGCCAGCGGCGTAAGCCTTTGCTGCCTTGCGACCTGCTGGTGTGTATGGGAACTTCTTATCTCCGACCATTGGCATTATATTGCTCCTACTTCTTTAAGTACTTCTACGGATTTTTTGTTTATATCTCTTGCCTTTGGCATAGTGTCAGCGTTGTAAGGTTTGTTGAGAACCTCACTTGCTTGATATGCCTCTTGTATGTGCCGATGAGTTGTACCTGCTGGCTGCATACCTTGGGCACGAGCCTCTTTGTATGCATCCAATTCGCCAGTCCATTTCTTGTCAGCGATTGGTCTTGAAGCATCTCCTGGAGATAACTCAAGAGTTCCTATTTTGCACCCAAAACAACCTTCAACATATTCAGGGTGTTTCTGCTTCTGATGTAAATTCATTTGTCCCTACACTTCAGTAAAGTTTGCCTCTGTGACTCCAACTCCACCAGCAATTAATGCTGCCTTTGTTGCATCACTTACTTCGTAGTTTCTTCCACCTTGATACAACTCTTGAAAGGTTGGTAGGTCTGAGTCAAGGATGTATCTTTGCTGGGAGTAAACTCCGTTTTGTCTTACAATGGAAACACCTACATCTAACTTGTAGAAGTAAAATAGGCGCGACCCACTACCAGATGGACCTTCCTCTACGGTTGGTGTCTTGAATAGCCAAGTAGCCATTAGTCCTCCTTAGTGAACTTACTGATGAGCAGAGGTTTCCCTCTGCCCACCCGTCAATTAACTACTAGAGAGCAGCGATTGAAGAGCCTGTTTCTAGGCGGAATAGTGCTTCCTCACGGTAACGAGCGAAACCAAGTACGCCGTACCAACCCATTGGGCGGAAACGCATCAACTTATCTGTTACGTTACCAATGACAACGTGTGGTTCTTCGGCAACAGCCTGAGCCATTGCTTGCTTTCCAGCCACGATTGTATTGAATACGCGAGTTACTGGTGTAACAGTTAGAACTGTTGAAACTGTAACTGCAGCAGAGTTAGCAACGTCAACAGTAAATGTTGTTGTTGAACCATCTGTTGTGATAGCAGTAATCTTAGCGCCTGAACCGACACCTGTTCCTGCAATCTTGTCGCCAACTTCAGCGCGAGTAGCGATAACAGAAGATGAAGCAACGCCGAATGTGAATGCGGCTGAAACTCCTGCTGATGTTACTGCTGTTGTTGCTAGTGTTGACTGGTCTGCGCCTGCCTTGCTTGAGAACAAGCGTGGTGACTCTACGAAGTATGCACCTTCGTATGCACCGATTTCACCAGCCCAAATGTTTTCATTTGACTGGTAGTTGTGTGGGTCACGCCATCCTGCTGCGCCTGTCTCGGCACGTAGGTCGTGTGATACTTCTGGGTGGATACCAACCCAGTATAGTGAACCCTTGCGGTATGCAGCCTTGTTTGAACGCAACTTAGCAACAGCCTTGCGGATGTCTGCTGAGTCTAGTGTTGCAGCAGCAGTGATTGTTGCTGTTGAGGTTGCTGTTGAACCGCCGTAGATTACGTTGCTTCCGCCACGTAGTGTTGTCATTGCAACCTGGTCGATTGAATCTGCAAGGTTGAATGCGATGATGTTAGCAATTGCTGGGTCTACATCTGCTAGAGAGAATAGTTCCAAAGCACGTGTTACAAGAACAGAGTTACCGTACTCGTTAAGAGTAATTGTAACTGTGTTAGGTGTTGACAATGCAACTGCATCTGGGTCAACTGTCTCTGTTAGTGTGCTTGTTGCT